TACTTCCCCGTTAACCCGAAACTCTTGTCGCTAGGGTTTAACCAGCGCAAAATCACTGGTGCAACCGCTGCAACGCCTGCCATTGCAAGCGTCTTTGGATCAGTCACGCCCGCCATGTATAGGGCTAAGGCTGCTGCCATGAATGACCGCGCCCATGACGCGGCTAGGGCTTTGGCTTTGTCCATTTTTTCTCCTTTGTTGGTTTTGCTGCCACTTTTGGCATTTCAACGATTGGGTATTCGCCTTTGTATGGCACAAATTTTGGAATACCAAACCCGACAATTTCCTTGCCAACGTTGCGAACCTTGACCATGACCATTCCGCCGTTGCGTTGGTCGCCTGTGCCGCTGGTATTGCCTTCAATTGTTATGCACTGCTTGTCGTCAATTAACCCGACGACAATGCCAACGTGTGAAATGCGATCAACGCCGTCGTGTGGAAAGTCCATGAACGCTATGTAACCCAATTGCGGCATGTTTGACCAACGGTTGATTTCCTTGAATTTGTGTGCGCCGATTGCAGTGCTGACGACTGAATGAATCTTGACGCCTGCTTGTGCAGTGCACCAATTCACGAATGATCCGCACCAAGGTAAACCGTCAGCCTTTGTGAATTTGCCGTATTTGGTGAGGTTGTCGCCTTCCTCAATTGTGCCGACTTCAGCTAAAGCCACTTCGATCAGCCGCGCATTTGTACCGTTTGGGAATGTCACGCTAATGCAGCCTTTAGATCGTCAATAGATAACCCAACGCTTGCCAATTTTTGTTCAATAGTTGCAGCGGGCGCGATCACTGTTCCGTTATGTGCTGCGATAATTGCTTGGGCTTTGGCTTTGTCGGCTTCAGACACGTCAAGCAACAAATTTTCGTTGCCGTCAAGCATTGGAGATTGCGTTATGGAAATTCCACCTGCATTTAATTCGGCTAATAATTCTGTACCGTTTAAATTTTTTGGCTTTGCAAATTCGATCATTTTATGCCCCCAAATAAGTAACGTTGAAGTTGGTAATACCGACGCCCGAAGCGTTACCAATAACGCTTAAAGCACCGCCTGAAGTCTGTTTTGCATAAGTTTCGACATAATCGCCCACTGCTAAATTTATAATTAGACTGTATGTTAAAAATAATGTTGCAGCAGGTACGCCACCAGCACCGAGACCAATAGCTGTGTCGCTTACTAAAGTGCCATTTTTAGCAAATCCAATGTATCTACCACCAACACCATTTGACTGATCCCAGTTTATTGTTGCAATTAAAAGATAACGTCCAGCATAACCAGTTGGCACGGTTATACGGCTATTGTTTGTCGTGTTATCGTGAAAACCGTTTGAATCCTCTGTTTCTACGTTAAACGAAACAGCGGTGTATGTATTATTGGCAATGGATTGCGTTGCTTTTTGTAATGAACACCCAACAAATGTAGGGCTAGTCGTGACGGTAGCCCATTCAGGGGCGGTTGCACCAGCATTGACCTTCAAAATCTGTCCAGCCGTTCCAATTCCCAAACGAACAGGAACTGTTGCATTGCGATAAATAATGTCGCCTGCGGTCGTGACTGTTGATTTTGCGATCGCTGCGTCGGCAAGATCGTAAGCGGCTTTTGTCGCGGTCGGTGTTGACGCCAAAACAGATGAAGTTGTCGAAGTTGAATCGGAGAGTTGCACCGCGCCCTTTTGAGAGGTCGAAGCGTCTTGAATTGCAATTCCAACGCTGCCCGAAGTTCCGCCACCCGTGATCGGGCTGGTTACTGTGACGGCTGTTATGTCACCAACGTCATTGGTGATCCATGTGAAATCCATGTCGGTGTTTGACGCCTTGGAAAGAATTTGCCCTGACGTTCCACCTTTGAGGTCTGCCATTGAAGTATCAACGGCTTGACCAAAAACCTCAAAATCAGCTGGCAAGTCGGTGACTAAATCCGTTGAGGTTGGCATTTGCCACCCGAAGTTGCTTGTTGGGTTTGTCATGTTTTCTCCTTGTTAAGTGATAATTGTTGCACGTGCCCAGTCAAGTGCAGGCGACACGCCCGACCAGGTAAATGTGTTGGAAATTTCTCGCCATTCAAGTGCCTGCAATGAATAGGCAGTTGGTGAAACATTTAAAGTGATTGAAACCTGATTGTAGGAAGCCTGAAACGACCAGCCTTCAACAAACCCCTGAAAGATTCCACCCATGTTTGCGGGTAAATCGTTAATCGCTACTGGTTGCCCCATGAACACGTTAATAAGGTCGTCGCGGTCTGCGTCGTCTAATTCAGGGTTTGTCAGATCAAACGTAATTTGGCTGAAGTTTGGTTGCGGATCTTTGCGAAGTGCTAAATAAAAATTTGCCTGTGCGGTCGCGTCTGCTGAATTGTGCAATGTCGTGCTGATGATCTGGGAAAGTGTGCCGTAAGTGTTGATTGAAATTGCGTCACTGGCTGATTGTTCGCTGCTACTGGTTGCGTCGTATTTGATTGTTAGGCTATTGCGTACGTCGCCCGCACGGGTTTCAGTGCGTAAACCAGCTGCCCTTGCTTGATTTGCCGTAAGTTGAACGTAACCATTTGTTGAAAGGTATTGACTGCGGTGCGTGGCATCAGCGTATGAAATGCGACCTTGCCCGTCCTCGTAAATGTATCCAAGCCCTGAAGTTGCCAACGCTGAAACAAGCGAATAAACGTCGGTGCGGTCGCTTGTTCGTGCTGCTAGTTCATAATCGCCTGGTTGATCTATTTCACCCAGTCCAACGTTTTCAGCATTTGCCCACGTTGTCGCTGGATCGTAGGTTGCCCAAGTCAATGCCCCTGGCACTTCAGCCCATGTGTTCAACAATAAGTCTGAAAGTATTGTGTAAATCTGATTGCCGTCGAAATCTTTGGAAAGTACGCCGTTGGTCAATGCCTTTGGCAAACGTGCCAATGCGCCAAGTGCGGTGATCGAATAGGTTTGGGTAAACGTCGTTGAACCAACGTCAAGCACTTCCAAACCAATGTCCACAACGTTGCCACCAAAAATAGGCACAAAAGCGGCTGACGTGTCTTGAATGGAAACGCTAATTGTGGAATTTATTGAAACGGGAATCGTTGCCTGTAAAACGTCTAGCAGCTGAAGGTTGACGTAACCTGCCTGTGCCTGCTCATAAATATTGGTTCGACCGCTGCGAATTGAAAGGTTTGCCAAAACCGCGTTTGTGTATTCAACGCCGTCTAGTTCAACCTTCCAAACGGGATTCCATTGCGTCATGCTGTGACCAGGTTACCCGCGCCGCCTGTACCGCGATAAAACGAATTATTTAACGTATCTACGATTGTGCGGGCAGTGCCTTCCTTGTCTATCGCACCATTCACGGTCAGGTTGATCGTTGTGCCTGCTGAAGTCATGCTGCCGCGATCACCACCTGACGCCGCCAAGATTCCTGCAAGGCTTGTTGTGCTAACACCTGAAACCCCTGAAGCACCCAAACCAGTGATTGCCGCCTGCGCCGTTACTGCTGCCTTGCTTGCAGTTGTAACGCCACCACCTGTGCCGCCGCCTGTACCACCCGTGAACGTGCTGGTTGTGATCTTGTTACCCGCACCGCCACCGCCCGTGCCTGCTGTTTCGCCGCCTGTTGTAAAACTGCCGCCACCTGGCATTGTGCCGCTGAAACCTGAAATACCTGGCGTTGCCACTGACGTATCGCCAATTTTGGGAATGAACGCAATGTCGGGACCCGTCTTGACTAGGTTAATCCCGCGAATAATTAGGTTGATTCCTTCAATGTACATGTTCAACAATGGTTTGATCGCTGACATTACTTTGCCAATAATGTTGATCGCAATGCTTGCAATTTTTCCAGCGTTTTCAAATGCGGTTCCAATTACTTTTCCAAGTATCGGCGCAACAAACGCAATGACTTCAGCAAATGATTCAAATTCGTCTTTGTTGTTTTTGATTGCCGTTTTGACACGATCAAAAACACTTTTGATACCTTCAAAAATTGGTTGGACTGTATCTTTAACGACTGTGCCGACTTCACTGATTGTTTTGCCAAAACCGTCCGTACCCGTCAAACTAAACGCGTCGGTAAACGCAGTGATTGCAGGAAGTGCGTTTTGATTTATGAATGACAAGAATTTGTCAAGGATTGGCAGCAGTGCAGTGCCTAGCGTTTCCTTTGCTTCATCAAATGCAATTTGAACACGTGCAATTTTGCCTGCATAGGTATCTGCATTTGCAGCGGCTGCGCCGCCAAACAATGACGAAAGTTTTGTTTGCACCTGATCAAACGACATTGTTTTCAATTCAGCAGCTGATAAACCAATGCCCAGTTTGCCCAATGCTGCGGTGTTTCCGTCATAAGCCTTTGCAAGGCTGTTTGCGACGGCTTCGACTGGCTTGCCTGTTGCGGCGGCGACGTCAAGGGCAATTGCCAACAAATCTTGCGCTTTACTAGTATCAGACGTACTTCTCACCAAACGCGCTAGGGCTGGGCGAAGTTCGTCATCTGCAACACCTGTCGCCAATGACATTTGCAGAATTGACGCCTCAGTTGCCTTGATCTGTGCGTCTGTTGCACCTGTGGCATTTTCCAATGCCAATGCCAATTGCGTTTGTGCTTTTTCGTCGTCAATTGCAGCCTTTACCGCTTCGACACCGATTGCGATTGCAGCAGCACCAGCAGCGGCAGCAGCAGCGGCAAACGCCGCACCAATCTTTGCACCAGCCTTGCCAACCTTGTCGCCAAATGAATCAACGTCGCCGCTGGCGGTTTTCAGTGATTTGTTGAGATTGTCAACGTCTCCAAGAATGGAAAGTTTAAGGGTACGACTGCCGCCTGCCACTAGTCGTACTCCTTAACTATCTTTGAAAACGATTCTTCCCAGCGTTTAATAATCTCAGGCTGAACGCTGCGAAGTGTTGGATAAATAAACCAACCGCGTGACCCGCGACCTTCACGCCCTGACCACACTGGGAATTGCTTCAAGCGATTTGAACCAAATTCAATGCCGCCCCATAGTTGCTGGGTTGTGCCGCCACCTGAAAATTTTTGCCGTGCGAACCCGTATGAAATCTCACCTACTTTGGATTTCTTTGAAACCGTTGCACCTGTCGCAATACGCACCGCGCCAATTGTGTTTGATCGCGTAGACGCGGCAGCGTCCACCACTTTGGACTTTACGTAATCTGCCAATTCGCTAGATGTTTTTTGTGCTTGCGCGGTTGCCTGGTCGTCCATTGCTTTGAATGACCGTTTAATGGCGTTCAATTCAGCCTTGTCATAACTGATTGCTTCAGTTGCCATTTGCGCGCCTTTCCAAGATTTCGATAACGGTCAGAATGTCCTCAGCAGAATCAAATTCATTTGGTGATAGCCCCGTTGCCAGGGCTATCTCCCAAACGATTCGA